TCTGCAAATTGGTACTTGGTTCTACCGTAGGGCTATCGTTTTGTCTGGTACGTTTGGCTTTGGCCGGCCTTGGGATCCTGACACGGGGTTGCCCTACCAAGGTTTCGTGAATTACTCGTTGTCGTATGTCAGCAACCAGCAGAATACTGCGCAGAGTTTTCGGTTTAACAGGACGTGATGCATGGTTACCAGGAACAGTTTGAGGGCGTGATACATGGCTACCAGGAATAGGTCTGACTCGTACATGAGGATAGACAGGGGTCCCGAAGACAGGTATCGAAGAACCCGCGTGTACAATGATTCGTTGGTCAGCGTGGGCAGACTGCGGTACGGGGTTTGGCGGCCACCTGATATAGACGTGGAAGACGCCGAGAGGCATACGGTGACTTCACAGGACGTGGGCCACATGGACTTGATAGCTTGGTTGCATTATGGCAAAGGCAACGAGCATCTCTGGTGGGCTATTGCATGGGTCAACAGGATAGCCAATCCCATTACGGACATGTATGTGGGTCAGCAGTTGTTGATCCCGCCGGTCGGGGAGATAGCTGCGGCTCTTGAGAAGGTTATCTGATGTCTAGAAGTGCTGTCAGGTTCGAGCTGAAGGTAGACGGTACGGACCTGAAGATGGAGCAGGCTCGTTTGCAGTCAGCACTTTACTACCAGAGCATTCGCGGCATGGCTCAGTACTGGATATCTGCCTCTGATGTGTCATGGTCGTACTTTGACGCTTTGTACGAGGCGGACGCTGAACTTCAGATGCGCATTGGCATAAGTAGAGATAACGATACACAGTGGTCACCAGTGCAGAAGCTTCATGTGGGTAATGTCCGTGCTGCGTACCAAGGGAATGGCATCTCCGTTTTGATTTCTGGCATGGACGCAGGAGAAAAGCTTTTCAGGAACTGTTCCAGGAAGGTATGGTCTGAAAAGAAGGTATCTGAGATAGTTGAAGAGCTGGCTGAGGAAGCTGGTCTTGACACCCAAGTGGAGGCAACCAAGGATAAGTTCGATTTGGCGCAAGGCATACAGCCGGACGGGCAATACATCCAGAAAACCCTATTGCCTTTGGCGTACAATGAGTCCCGGCAGGATTACCTGTGCTACATGAAGGATGGTAGTACACTCGTGTTTGAGCCACCTGATGTATCCTCTGTTCAGGCCACACTCAAATTCCCTGGGGCATCGGATGACTACACTCCTTTGGAGCCACCTTCGATCTATTACCGGCCTATCAACATGCCTTTGAATGGGGCATGGTCCATAGAGCAGAGAGCCGTAGACCCATGGGAGAAGACGGCTCGTTTCTTCGTTGCTGACGACAGTAGCGTTAATCTGCAGAAGTACGCTTCTAAGGTACCGGAGGCGCCAGACAAGCCTAGCAGGATTATGCACTCTGTGTACTCTGAGAAGAAGGTTCTGGAGAACGTGACCAAAGCTATGTGGGGTAGCCGCGCGCGGGAACTCTGGATCGTGGATGCCAAGACAGAGTTGTCCCCGAAGCTGGAGATAGGCAGGGCAATACGTTTTGAGATGACTAAGCCGGATGGGGAGTCACATTTTTCGTCTGGCAAATACATGCTTGCTGGACTGCTACATTGGGTAGATGTGGGAACGCAAACCAGCTTGAGCCGATTATGGCTGGCACGGAGGAGTTGGTAGTGGAACCTGATGTCCCGATTACTAAGCCGTTTCCTGACAGGCCCATGAACACCTGTGACGTGTATACCGGTCCGTTCCGTGCCAAGGTCAAGAAGAATGACGACCGTGAAGAAGAAGATGGTTTCCTCGGTCGTGTCAAGGTATGGGTTCCGCAGATACATGGTGAAGATTACGAGGATCGTATCGACGATCTTCCATGGGCGTGGCCATGTTTCTTGCAGGCATTCCAGGAGCCGGGTGGCACCACCAAGTCCGGTTTCTTCGGTTTGCCACCCGAGGAGTCTTGGGTGTACGTGGTGTTTGAGGGTGGGGATGCCAACTACCCGATCTACCTAGGTGGTTGGTATGCTGGTGAAAAGGGCGAGACAGAGCTGGACGATTATCTCCAAGAAGATAGCAGGTCCAGCGCCAGGTACCCGGATATCATAGGGTACATATCACCGCATGACGGCAAGCTGCGTCTGCGTGTGCTCAAGGGTGACCGCGCGGAAATCGTGTGGAATGAGAATGGTACTGACCAAGCCATTGTCGAGTTTGATTCCGTTGGGTACAGCCCCAATACGGAGCCTACCGTTCGGGTAGATACACAGTGGATGGTGAAGGTCAAGGCCGCAGAAAACATAGAGCTGGAGTCAGACAAGAAGATCAAGTTCAAGTGCAAGGAGTTCCTCGTAGAAGCTGAAGACAAAGTGGAGATCAGTTCTAGTGGTACCAGTCTCTACGAGGCGGCCGGGCGTAACACTTTCAAGGGTGATGAAATCCGTGGTAGTGGTGAGCCCTTGGGCTTCGATGCGGAAGGCAGGTAGCCATGGCTTCGTATCAATGGAAGGTGCCTGGAACTTTCCCATGGGATGGTACTGTGGCTACTTTTATCACACCGAAGTCGGATGACGATGTGTTGAAGACATCGATAGAGTGCATACTCTTCACACGCGTCGGCGAGCGGGTGATGTTGAGGGACTTTGGCAGCAATATCTATCAGAAGCCCTTCGATCCCAATGACAAGTTTCTTCGTAACGAGATCATCCAGGAGCTGCGGGATGCCATAGCTCGTTGGGATGATCGTATAGAGATAGAGACGGTGGATGTGGTTCAGCAGGAACACAATTTCAGGATGTCCGTTGTGTTCTACAATACCAAAGATCCATTGCATACACGTAAGCAGTTCTCCGTGAACGTAGGGGACGTGGGTCTAGGAGTGGAAGGCTAAGACATGGGTGACAGTATACTCACAGGGCTGCCGGCAATTTCGTACACCGGCCGTGATTTCTCTTCCATCATGGAGATGCTCAGGGTCCATTTGCAGACCAAGTTTCCCAACACTTGGCGTGATGTGTACGAAAGCTCACCGGGCCAAGCTTGGATGCAGCTCTGTGCATTTGTATTCGATATTCTCAGTTTCCAGCTCGATTACATGGCCAACGAGGGGCTCCTTCCAACTCAGCAGGACAGGGAGAACACGGTCAAGTTATGCAAACTGATAGGCTACAGACTGCAGGCTCCCAAGGCAGCTGCTGTGACGGTCACCCTCACTCTGCCAGCAATTTACCTGGCCGACGTGGTGATACCAGTCAACGCTCAAGTCACTTCTGACAATGATCTGACATTCGAGTTTCTCAGTGGAGCTATCATCCCTGCGGGCAGCCAGACCGCAGAGGCCACAGTGACACAGGGAGAAACCAAGCAGGATACGTTCAACTCGGATGGTACGTCTTTCCAGAAGTTTCTTCTTACCGGCACGCCTGTGATTGACGATACCGTGGAGGTCACTGTAGACGGCGAGGATTGGACGGAAGCTGAGTCTTTGATGTATGGGGATGCCACGTCCAAGATCTTCCAAGTTACCTATGATGTGAACGAGGATGGCGATGACATAGCTTACGTAGAGTTTGGGGATGGGACATCTGGGCGTATACCACCCACTGGGTCGACTATCAATGCAACCTACCGCATTGGCGGTGGCATCGAGGGCAACATAGCACTCAATCAGTTGAATACGGACGTATCCGGGTCTCTCTCGGGTGTGGTGCCTGCTACTGCAGTGACCGTGGCGGTTGCCAATGATGATGAGCGCGGCAGCGGTGGTGAAGATCGTGAGACGGTGCAGCACGCCAAGTACTGGGCGCCCCAATGGGTGAAGACCAATGGCCGGGCGGTGACCGAGTATGACTTCGATGTGCTTGCCACGAGGTTCTCTGATACTACATACGGTGGACTCGCTTATGCAAAGGCAAGGCTCTACCAAGAAATCCCGGAGTTAAACCAGATCAACCTCGCGTGTTGGTCCAGGGACCTACAGGGAATACCCTGTGCTCCTAGCGCAGGCCTCATAGCTGCGGTGCAGGATTACTTCGACAACAACGGCGAGGGCGCCGTGCGTTTGATCTGCGCGGATACTGTGGTGGAGGCTGGTACCAATCTGTGGTTGGATATTTCCCTAAGGTACCACGCCTTGACGGACTACAAGGCAGCCGACGTGGAGACTGCATTGCGCGCGGCTGTCTCCGACCTGTTCGATTCGGAATTGATTCAGGCTGGTTTGGAGTTCAAGCTGTCGTACCTGTACAGCGCGATACAGGCAGCCGAGGGTGTGGATTATGCTTTGGTTGACTATATCAAGGTGGGCCTCAAACAGGAGGACACCATTGGTACTGGTGATGGTGCCAC